CAAAATAGACGCGTTTCAAATAGGGCAAAGTGAACTTTGGTCAGGCTGAAAACCGCCCGCCTCCGCTTTTCATGATGCGCCACAGGGTGGTTTTGGACACCTGGTGCTTTTCCATGATGGCTTCATCGGGCATGGGGGTCAGGCCGTCTTTGAAGACTTGTTGCCGCTGCTCGGGTGTGAGGCGCTTGGCACCCTTTGGCAAAAACAGGCGCCGCCCGCCGTATTCGGCCTTGACCCGCTCTTCGATCTGCCTGGCCAGCGCGGCGCTGAAGTTGGGCGCCATGGCAATGACGCATTGCAGGGTGTAGGCGACCACATCGGGGTCTTGGTCTGGGTTTTGGTGCATGTAGGCAACGTTTGACATAGGTTGATGTGGGTTAGCGGCGTAGGCCAGCGAGAGAGATTCGACCGTGTGACATTCTTTTTGGCGGGGGAATCATGGCGTCTGGGTAAGTGGCCGCGCCATCGCCGGAGTGGTCGCTGGTCTTGATGCTGAACATGTCGTCAACATTGGGCTGTATGGCGGTCTCCATCGCCGTCCAGCGCTTGTCGCTGTAGTTGTGCAACCCCAAACTGAAGGCCCCATGCAATGCGTAATTGCGGCAGTCAAGCACCTCGTTGCGCTGGCGGCGCTTGACCCATTTGTAAGCGTCGCGCCCGTTGATTTTTGCCAGGATGCGCTGCTCGGCGGTAAGCTGTTCGTACCACTCGCGCTGCAGCTGGTGGCTAAAGTGCACAAAGCCGGGGCCGGGTTTGGTGATAGACAACTGCCCAAGCAGCAGGTCTTTGGCGGTGTCAACACCAATGCTCCACAGCTTGATGCCGTTGGGCCATTTTTGGCCGCGCCAGTTCACTTCCTGGCTGCTGCTGGGGCCGAGGATTGGTTTGTGTTCTTCGCTGCTGCCCTTGATGGCGCGCAGGCATGGCAGGGTGTGGGTGTGGCGGCGCACCCAGTTGTACACGGCGTGGGTCTGGTCGCTGGAGTCGATGGTTATGGCGCTGATGCCCATGCTGCCACCGGCCCAGGCATGCGGGTAGCGGCGCTGCAGGTAGGTTGTGACGTTTTCCCAGTCTTCATCGCTGCTGGGGTTGCCGTCGATGATGTGGTGGTCCACCACCCACGACTCAAGGCCCCTGCCCCACGCCCACACCGCCAGCTCCCAGCGGTTGCGCTGGATGTCGATGCCGCAGGTGAGTACCAGGCCGCCCACCGGCACGGTGCACAGGTCGTAGGGTTCGGCGCGGGCTTGCAGGACGTGTTCGTCGCTGCGCTCGCCTTGCAGCTCCCAGGTTTCGCCCAGGGTTTCGTTGACGAACAGTTGCATGGGGCCTACATCACCTTTGGCCAGGGCGGCCACAGCCTCCAGAAACTCCTTGACGATGCTGGCCCAGCTGCGCTGCGGACTGTAGGCAGCCCACACATGGGCACCAAGAGTGGCGGGCGGGTTGGCAGGCATGCCTTCGGGGGTGCGCCAAACGCGGTCGGGGCCGTAGCGCAGGCCTGTTTTTTGGCACACCCAGGCGCCGCTCAGGGGTTGACCCCCTTTGAGATAGTCGGCCTGGGTGATGCTGGCGTGGCAGTGCGGGCACACATGGCGCACGGTGTCGGGATTGGCATCATCCCACTTGAAGCCGTGCGCCTTGTCTTTGCCGCCCCACATCAGGGGGTGATCGGCGCCGCAGTGCGGGCAGTCGATGTGAAAGCGCACAAACCCGGCGGCGTTGTCAATGGCGCGCTCAACGTGGTCCAGGCCCTTGATGCGTGGGGTAGACCCGCCGATGAATTTTGGGTAGGGTGCGCCTTCCAGCCGGCCTTTGGCAAGGCCGCCGGGGTCGCCAGACTTTTCGACCTGTTGGTCAAACGCGCTCCATTCGTCCAGGATGGCCACGGCCACGGTGATGCGGCGGTAGGCGCGCGCCGCTTTGCCCCCCAGCAGGTGCAGGGCGCAGTCGCGGAACTGTTTGTATTTGATGGTGTCTTCGTGGCCGCTGCCCTTTTTGCGGGCGGCCTTGATTGCGTCTACCGCGTCAAACACGGGGTCGATTTCGCTCTTGACGTAGCTGTCTCGGTCGTCGTCGGTGGGCTGCCAGATGGCCAGCTTGCGGCGGCGGTGCGCGATGTTGTAGCACACCAACGCAGTCACCATCTTGGTGTAGCCGACGCGCTTGGACTTCATCACGGCCAACTCTTCAATGCGGTCGTCGCTCATGAAGTCAAGCAGGCCCAGCTGAAACGACCATGCCTCCCAGGCGCCCTTTTGGTGGCTGGACTCGCCAGCCAGTTTGAAGTTGGCAGCGGCCCAGTCGCTCAGGCGCTGCGGCACCTCGGCGCGCAGGCTTTCCAGCCCAGTGCGCACCGCGTCTTTGACTGCGGCCAGGGTGGCGGGGTGGATACCGGAGAATTTCATTCTGTCTGGGCCGCGTCTTCGGTGGCCAACTGGTCGAGCAGATCGTCGTCATCATCCTCGGCCATGGTGTCCAGGGTTTCATTCACCAGCTTGGCTGTGGACCTGATCCACTCGTTGCGGGCCGAGGCAATCACCTGCATCACTGTGGTCTTGGCATCGTCTGGAAGCGTGGGGCAGGCCTTGCGCAAGGCGCCCTCGAGTTGATCGAACCTGTCCACCACGGCGCTGGATGCGCTGCCCAACACGTCAGCCAGCAAACCGACCGGGGCATACTCACCGCGCGCAATGTCGTTCTTCATGTCCTGGCTGATGCGCTGGCTTCGCGCCAGGGCGGCACGCTCCTGCACCAGGTCGAGCCCGCCATCCTCTGACCCCATCCGCCCGGCAGCCTGTTCACGCAGGCGGTCGCAATACGCCAGCAGCATTTCACCTAGGGTGCCAGAAGGCGGCAGCGCGCCAGTGCTCACCATGGCGCTGATAGCCTGCTGGGTCACTCCGACGATGCTGCCAAGCACTGCCTGGGTGGTTGGTGCAGAGTGATCAATCAGCACGGAACAACCCCCTTAGGAGCATCACGAAA